CCACCATCAAGATGAGTCATGTTCATCTGGAGCTTAGGAGTGTCAGATTGCTCCTCTTTGGCACTCCGCTCCATCTCCTCATCATACGCCTGGCGGAAGGCACTAGCGGTGTCCTTGCCAAACTTGCCAAAGGCTCCCGACACACGCTTAAGAGCTGCATCAATGCCATCTCCATCAAAACTCAAGGCAGACTTTATGAGGTCAAAGACTCCACCAAATACATCCTTAGCGAGTGTCCAAATGTTGGTAAATGCCTCTTTAATCGCAGCCCAGAGTCCCTTAACAATCGCACGGAACTTAGCCGACGTTTGCCAAAAGTATATACCTAGTGCTACAAGACCGGCTATCCACCCGATGATAGGGATGCTAGAGATAGCCGTTGATACAGCCGTACAGGCAGCACGCCCAGCGGCAGCAAAGGATGCAAAGGAAATCTGGGCATTAAGCGCAAATCCCTCGTGGGCAGCTCCACTTGTAACGAGGGAGGCAATGTATGAACCCAAGGCTATGAGTCCTTGACCTATAGCCTTAAGTGAGAGGCCGAGTATCTGAATTGCAGCCTGTCCAGCCTTGAGAGCTAGTGACCCCATCCACGTAACAGCCGAGCGCAGTGTGCCTACCCATGTGCGCCATGAGCCTCCTACGATCCATGTATAGATTCCCTTTACTCCCCCTCCTGCAAATTGTAGGAGGGGTAATAGCTGGGCGATGGGTATAGCAGCATCTCCTAGGGCAGATGCCCATAGGGACAAGTCTCCGATCCTATTAAAGAGCCCTATTTTTAGGTCCTCTATCTGCTGACGTATGCGGGCTTGTCTCTCGGCAAAGCCCTCCATCACGACGGCGGCCTGATCGTTGGCTGACTGCGTGCCCTGGATAGCTTCGGTGTAGCGACCAACCTCTTCGGTGCCACCAACCAGAGCCATAGCGGCGTTGGTATTTTCCTTGCCGAAGAGCTTGGCGAAGAGCGCAGCATCATTCATGACGGGGCGCAGGAGCTCCAGTCGCTCCTTGAGGCTCTTACCACGGTCAGCAAGGTCCGTCACGTTGATGCCAGCTTTCTTTAGCTCCTTCTGGACATCCTTGGGGATGAAGCGCCCCTGAGATAGGGTCGCTATCACATTGCGGAGGGCAATACCGCCCTCACTGCCTTTCTTCCCCGCCTTGTCAAGGACTTGGATCGCGGCGTTCGCTTCCTCGAAGCTGACACCCGCTCCTTTGGCAGCCATACCTGCCTGCTCGAGTGCCTCCTTGATTTGGGGGAGCTCAGCCGAGCCCTCCTTACCTGCAGCAGCCATGACATTCATCATGCGCGCCATCTCCTCGGAGGCGGCGATTGGATCGGAGAGATCTACGCCATATTGGTTCATCGCTGTGTTAAGCACCTCAGCGGCGGCGGTGGCATCGCCCCCCATGAGCTTAGAGAGGGTCGCCACATGGTCACCCATTGCCTTGAGGGCTACAGGGCTCTTGGCGAGCTCAGGGGAGAGCTGGCCGAGGATTAACTTATAGCTCTCGACCGCTCCTGCGGCATCAATGCCAAAAGCCTTAGCGGTCTCTCGAGCATAGCCCTCAATCTGCTGTAGTCCCTCACCTGTGACCCCCGTGATGGCTTTGAGGTCGGTGAGTGAGGTGTTGAGTGCGACGCCTGGAGCGATGATGCCGCTGAGGCTCTCCGATACCCGTAGTAAGCCCGAGGAAAGTGTCTCAATCTGTAAGGCTAGACCAACAAATGATTGTAGACCCTTCTGAGCAGAGCTTACCTTGGCCGTAAACTCTCCGGTGGCCTTATTCAGGCTCTCCATTTGCACGGTGAAGTCACCTCCAATATTAAAGAGGTAGTTCATTGCTGGACTAGTCATACAGATTTACTATATTTGCTATTGGATTCTAAGATGACAGAATTATGCTTGAAGACAATATTTTCTTTCGCATCTTAGTACACATCCTTGCCGCTTGTGTACTGCTACCGTTGATCTACCTAGTCATCAGGATGTTCGTTGAGGCACTTACAGCTCCTTTCCGTAAGAACTCTAGCTCAGGGGTAATGCCTCCATCTCTTTTCTGGATGTGGTTCATCACACACAATAAGGACTAGGTCTCATCCTTTTCCCCACCTAGGGCGAGGACTACAGCATGCTGTAGTTGCTCGCCTTTTCTTTTTTCTATCCAGAGGGACTGGGCAAGGGCTCTTGCCCAGTCCTCCTCGTCGAGGGTGTCGGGATCAATGCCAAGGTAGCCACGTATGAGGGCACACCCCTTGAGGTAATCTTGGCTAGCATCATCATCCTCAAGGAGGTGTGCCTCTACACGTTTTTTAGTGTTGCCTTGGCTGAGGTGATGAGCTCCCCGATAGCTGAGGCAGCCGCCACGATGAGCACCCCATCCTGTAGGACAGCCTCGCTGCCTGCTACCCGACAGTTGGCAAGGAGCACCCGAGAGCTCTCCAGCTCGTCGGTCTTAGCTACCTTGCTGACGGCCTTGAGGGTATCAAAGTCGGGTCGGCGGAGGTAGAGGCAGTGGATGGTGTCGCCATCTGTGACCTCAATGAGGTAGATACGGCTGGGGGTCTTCGCCTTAAGGGCATCGAGGGCGTCGGGGGTGAGCTCCCCGATACGCTGGGGCTGGGTCTTATCCATGATGATATTACTCGTACTTAATAGGTGATTAAAGGGTGATTAACTAAGCTTTGACCCCCCATTCAATATGGGAGGGGACGAGCTCGAGGTCTACGGGGATGTCGGTGTCACCCTCCTTGACCTTGCGGGAGTTGTCGCTGAAATGACAGTTACGTATCTTGTCGTAGGTGATGAGCCCTGTGGTGGGGTGTAGATAGCCCACCAGGACGTCAAACATCCCGAGGTCTTGCAGGCGACCTGTAGGACTCTTTGCTTGAAGGGCAGTGACCTCACTAAGGTAGAGGGTGAGCTTAGCCGTTGGCGTGATACGGCCGAGTCCTCGTCCAACGGGATAACGACCGGCTCCATACTTATTGACGACCTCCTGCTTATCCTCATACTCTATAGAGGTGATGCCGGTGAGGGGGATGCCCTGAATAGCTACCTGGATGGATGCCCAGCTATGGAGTACACCATTGATGAGAGGCGTACCATTATGATCTAGTGCCATACTACATTACTATATCTTACTAGTGTATCCGATGCGTAGTGTAAACTTGCGAGCTACACCTACGGGGACGTTACGGATGATGACCTCAATGGAGGAGGACCTAAGGATATCCTGGTCTGGATCGATGTACACCTTATAGCCAGATAGTTCACCGGACTTGGTCATATCCTCAAGGGCTCGGTTAGCCTCGGTCTCGAGGTATGCCACTGAGTGACTCTGCAGCTTACCAGTAGTCTCATCGAGGTAGATGTTACCGGAGAGCTTGCCCACGAGGTAACGACGGATGCCACGCTCCGCCTTGTCCATTGTGCGCACACGCTCGAGGTAGGCATAGTCACTAAGGCCATCGTCCATCGTGTGGCTGTCGCTGGCGTAGGTACCATTGATGTCGGGGTACGTGACGGCAAAGAGATAGTGCGCCTTGTCGAGGGTGTCGATGACAGCCTCATCGAGGTCACGCAGGAGAGTGCCGTCGCCAAAGGCAGGTAGGCTCAGCCCAAGGGGGAACTGCTCTACCCAGCCGATGGACTGATGCACACGGGCACGGCTGAGGATGCCGAGGAAGGAGCCGAGAGCCGAGACGCTCGTCTTGTCAGTCTTGTTAGCCTCGTCGGCGTAGAGCTTTGCTGCCGTCCCCTCGCCATCCTGAGCGATCACGACCGATACACGGCTCTTGCCCGTGCCGTGCAAATTAACGGGGAGGCTTGAGACAGGTGCGGTCACCTTAGGAGCGAGGAGCACGGAGAGGGGCATAGAGGCAGAGGCGAGCGCATCGGCTACCCCACTGAGGGTCGTGATGAGAGCCGTGTCGGCGGCCTTATCTCCAAGCCAAATACCTACCTGCCGAATGCGCCCCTGGGCATAGCGCTGTAACTGCTTGAGCTCAGCAAACGTATACGCACCACCAGAGGGCTTGTCGAACAAGCCTACGTAGAGGAGGACGCCCGGGTTGAGTCGGTAGATCTCAGAGAGGTGGTAGTGCAGGACACAAAGCTCCCACTTAGCATTATCGGCAGTGATGCCGAGGGCTTCGGCTCGCTCGATACTAGAGATGGGGAGGATGCGACTCGTAGTGCTGTAGCCGTCCTTGACCCCTGCCTTGGCTGTGGGTAGGTTGGTGACGTAGGCGATGAGCCCCGAGATATGATCCTCACCAGGGAGAGAGGCAGGGATACCACCATTCTCTCGGAGGAAAGTTAGCTTATTCATTGTCTAGTGCTGTCTGTCTTTCGGAGGTGGGCGGGTAGAAGTGTCTCTCGCTCCTCCTCAGTGAGCCCAGGTGCGAAGAAGTACTCCACCTGATCATTCTTTAGACTACGTGCGTAGTTACGAGCATCGGAGTAGTTAGGGAAAGCCGTACCATCGGTAGTGAGCCAGACGATGGGGAGCTGATGCGAGTGAAGGACCTCACGGGCGATGGAGGCAAGTGCCGTAACCTCTCCAGGCTCTTCCTTGGGCGTCTCCTCGGGCTCATGGTTGGGAGCTTCGGGGGCTAGAACCTCCTTAGCCTTCCCCGCCTTGCTCTTAGGCTTCCCCGCCTTACGCTCTCCGTCGTCGGGTGTTGCTATATCATTGGGCTCCGATTGGGGAGCATTGGAGGCCTCCTCCTCTGTGGCAGGTGTAGTATCAGTGGATCCTGTACTTGGTCCCTCAGATGCCTTTTCCTCAGGGATCTGAGAAGGGGTCTGCTTGTCTACCTCGTCTGGGGTAGGCGTCGTTTGATCTTGAGCCATAGTGCTATGATGATTAGGATAATGGGGATAATAATTGGGATGATGTAGAACAAGGGGGATATATAGCTCCCCGTCCTTTGATCTACCTCCTTTTGCTCCATAGACCGTAGAGTCTTGTGTTGCCGGAGGTAGAGGTGCTCTACCCGAGGATAGAGGGTTGCGGAGTCTGTAGAGGCGACCAGAAGGAGGCTGTCCCCTTGACGAGTGGCCTTGAGGTGTATCCGTCCTTGGCGGACGCTATATCCAGCTCCATCAGGGAGCATCGGGAGGGTCTGGATCGGGAGCTGTAGGGTCGTCGTCTCCCCTGGGAGGGTCACGGGGACTGGCTGCACCTCGAGGAGCTCTCTGAGGGTATCGGAGGAGCTGGCGTAGGTCTGGCTCGTCTTGCGTACGCTGCAACTCGTGCCTAATAGGACACTGAGACCAAATACGGCAAGTAGTGCCCTTAGTGATTGCCCGCTCGAGGCGTGCGAGCATCTGGCGCATCTCGCTGTTGTCATTCGCTATATCTATTACCTGATTATGCAAGCCCTCGTACATCTCCTTATAGGTGTCGTGCACCTCCTTGGCTGTACGTGCCTGCCTAAGCCTTGTGCTGGTGATCCACCCGAGGAGCATTCCTACGCCCCCCGTAGGCACCAGCCACTGTAGGAGTTGTAGGATGCTTTCCGTCATTGGTGATGTGCTCTATCGTTTACTGATTGATGCCGATTGTGCTCAGCCACTGCTGCACGTTGAAGCTTGGGCATGCCTTACGGGCGACCTCATTATGCCCGATGATACGGACTCCTGGGTGCTTGGAGTGGAAGTCGAGGACGTACTTACGCAGGGACTCTAGCTGCTGAGGTGTGCGGGTGTCCTTAGGGGTCTTGCCGTCACGGGCACAGCCCCCGACGTAGACTACGTGGCGAGCGATCTGGTTATAGCCCACGGCGCCGTTGGTTACCTCCCACGGGTCTACCTGAGCATCCTCGTTGTTTTTTACCAGACGCTCTACACGCCCGTCCAAGTGGATCATATCGGTGTAGCCGACCTGCTTCCAGCCACGCCCGCCCTGGGCTATGGGGGCGGTATGCCATCGGCGGATCTCGTCACTGCTGACCGCCCGCCCCTCGGGCGTGGCGGTGCAGTGGATAACGAGGTACTTTAGCTGTGCCATAGTTGTATCATCTACTAGGCAGCTGCACTGACGATAGCAGCCGTGCATCCCTTACTACGCAGTGGGCAACAGATAGAGCGCTGACGTAGGTTAAAGAGGTTGCGGTGGTGCAGAGGGTCATTCTTTGCCTCGCTGGAGTAGGTGACTAGAGAGCCTGTGGCGCGCATCATACTCTTATCATGATAAGCGATCGAGGCGGGCTTGTGCTGCGTCTGAGCCAGAGCTCCATAAGCCAGCTTGGTCTTTGCGGTGGTATCGTAGTAGGGAGAGCTACTCATCTCATAGATGTCAAAGCCGTAGAGCCGCCCAACCTGACCATTGACATTGTCTAGGTTATACTGACGCTGGAATGTCTCACTTACAGAGAGTAGATCCTGTACATGATCATTGCAGAGCACCAGCACACGCTGTCCCTGAGGGACACGACGGACATCAAACCACTTTTTTAGGCGCCTCAGGTCAGCGAGGGTGAGCTTCTTACGACCGCCTTCCTCGGCGGTGTCACCCGTTGTGAGGTACACGGGGGCATCAGCCTCACTGTGAGACTGTGGAGCAATAGCATGTAGGGCTTTGTTGGCAATTTCCTCTGCAACAGCTTCCTTATGTCGCTCCTTGACACTACCTAGCTTATCATAACTGATGGTGTCGAGCTCCTTATCGCTGATGGGCGTAGCCTCAGTTTCGAAATTGGCAAGGGATACCGCTCGGTCACCATCTCTAAGTTCCTGTACATTGAGTGGGTAGGTATTGTTGTCGATAAGCACCTTAGGGTCCCCACCTAGCTCCACAAAGTGAATAACGTCATTATTTACATGTTCGTCGTAGGCAGGGATACGCTTATACCAGCCGAGATGCTCAAGAGCCTCGCGGAGCGACTTGATTAGCATACCCGTGTAGATCTCCTGGGCCACCCCTGCATTGATGTTGCCAGGTTTGTAGATGACACCGATACAGAGGAGGGCTAGCAGAGTGACAGCCGATCCGATCCAAGCAGGGATGCCGATCAAGAGAGCGATGAGTGCACCGACAGTGGCATCTATAGCCAGCACGCCGAGGCTCACGACAAGAGCTGCTATCCAGCTCGGGATTTTGTTCTTCATACTTTCTAATTGATGAGTTAGACTACTTACTTAGGTAGATCGATACCAAACTCAGCCTTGTAGAGGCGAGCATACTCTTGTGGATGCTCCGATCGGAGCCCCTCCAAGTCACTCACAGGCACATCACTCAGCTTGGCATACTGCTGAGGCATAGCACTACCCCCCATAGGAGAGGGATGGATGAGCTCTGAGGGGCGACGGGCTGGTTGGAGGTCTGCAAGGGTGATACGCAGAGCATCGGCTCCCATCGTGAGCCCAATCTGCGTGTAGTGAGCTCTCTGGGCTTCGGTGAGCTTGCCAAGGTGCACAGCCTCGTCCACAAGCCCTCTGACAAGGGCTTGGCTCATCTCTTCCGCCTGCTTAGCTCGAAGCTTGAGCTGCTCAATAGTGACGAGGAGCTCCGCCTCGGTAGCCTGCTGGCTTAGCCCAAGGGCTAGGGCAATCTTTTCATTCATTCTGTCTGTATTTTGGGGTGATACTTTGGGGGTACTTAGGGGAAGTAGAGGTAGGTCGGGACACTCGCCACCAGAGGAAAGGGTGATGCGCTCACCCAAGACATTGTAGAGCTCTATGGCAAGAGCCTCGTCGTTAGCTCCGATATCCACGATGGATACTTCATCAAGCTTGCTCTTGGTAATAGTCATACGGGTCTGTCCAGGTAGTAGATGCTCGGGGGCATCGCTGAGCTCAATGACAGTGAGACCAGCGCTACTCATACGCAGGAAGCCCTCCTCCCACTTACGAGCAATCTTGGCTGCGAACTCATCGGACATATCGAAGATGGGAGTACCGATGATCTTATCTCCATCAATATGGATGTCATCAATGCGACCAATAGGAATATCCTCTCGGCTGTATCTACGATGCATCCACAGGAGCACCGGGTTGCGCTTGTACTGCTCGATATCCATCCCCGAGGTGAGCACACGGGTGCCGTAGGAGTTCAGGGCAGAGGTGCTTATGATAACTTGTTTCATTGCCATTGCTATTGTTTTCTGGTGCAAAGGTCGCTCCTCAGTAGCAGGGGCAGAAGAAACGTTGCAATCTTGGCATGGATACTTTGTCGAGGGGGGATTTCAGAGGACTTTTGCACTCAAAAAGAGCACCATATGGCATCAGTAGCAGAGAGAAAAGAAGCCCTTGAACGGTGGAAGAGTAGGTGCGAGCTCGTGCGCTCAGCCACCGCCTTCATTCCTCAGGAGACACCTACCGAAAAGGACAAGCGCATCCGCTCGCTCCTGAAGGACTACAACGCCTTCGTCGAGTACTATTTTCCACACTTTACCCGTAATGAGACGACGGGTAAAGTTACCCCCTGCGCCCCTTTCCATATTGAGGCAGCACAACTCATCAGAGATAATGACAACCTCAAGGCTGTCTTTCAGTGGGCACGTGGACACGCCAAGAGTACCCACATGGACATATTTGTACCGATGTTTCTAATGGCGATGGGCTACCTCGGGCGTCGCTACCTCAATGTAATGGTGCTTGTGGGCAAGAGCTACGACAATGCTACCACCCTTATCAGCGATATACAGGCTGAGTTGGAGAACAACCAGCGCTTCATCGCTGACTTTGGCACCCAAGTAAACCAAGGGTCGTGGGAAGAAGGGAAGTTTGTCACCCAGGAGGGGGTAGCCTTCTTCGCCCTCGGACGAGGACAATCCCCCCGAGGACTGCGCTATCGAAACCATCGCCCCGACTACATCGTCATTGACGACTTGGATGATGATGAGCTAGTGCTCAATAAGGATCGTGTCAATCGGCTCACCGAGTGGGTGCGGGAGGCTCTCTTCGGTACCCTCGATGGCGGGCGAGGGCGATTTATCATGGTGGGCAACCTCATTGCCCGCAACTCAGTCCTCTACAACATTAGCCAGATTAAGAGCGTACACGTCTCTCGGGTCAATATCCTCACCGCTAAGGGTGCAGTCACCTGGGCGTCCAAGTGGACACGGGAGGAGGTGCGAGAGATGGAGGAGTTCATGGGCTATCGGGCCTTTAACAAGGAGTGCCTCAATAATCCAATCCTTGAGGGTACAGTCTTTCGGCAGGAGTGGATACGCTATAAGTGCATGACCAAGCTCACCGCCTACAGCGACCTTGTGCTCTATATTGACCCCTCATGGCGGGGCACTAAGAAAAATGACTACAAGGCGGCGAAACTTTGGGGCTCCACAGCAACGGGCGAGCTACACTGCATCCGCCCATTCCTTCGCCAATGCTCCATAGCCGAGATGGTGCGCTGGGTCTATGACGTCTACGAGTGGGTCACCAGCCAAGGAGCAGCACTCCGAGTCTATATGGAGGCGAGCTTCATGCAGGATATCCTTCTTGACGACTTCACGGCAGAGGGTAACCAGCGTGGTTACCAGTTGCCTATCACGGGCGACAAACGCCAAAAGCCGAACAAGTACGCTCGTATCGAGGCGGTCTCCCCCCTCTGGGAACGGGGCAAGGTCTACTACAATGAGGCATACCGTACCGATCCCGATATGGTTGCCTCCATCGAGCAGACCTTGAGCTTTGAAGCCGGTAGCTCCGGTCATGATGATGGACCCGACGCTGACGAGGGGGCGATATGGTTGCTCCAGCGACGTACTCGTACTCAAGGCATCGCACCCATCCTAGGGCGACGACCCTCCACTGGACGTAACCGCTACTAACCACGGCTTAATCGCTATTTAATCATTGCTCAATATGGATATCATCTCACTCAACAAGCGGCTCTTCACCGCCCTCAAGCTCCTCATCTACGATTATCACCTTGCTCGTGCTAAGCGCAAGGCTACTCGCTACACCCAGCTCACAGGTAAGCGTGCAGTAGTCATCCTGACCGAGCATCGGTGGCTCTTGAGGACACGCCTCTTACCTGTAGCTGTACGACTCGATGCAATACCGGCCCATGTCCGTGGCAAGGTAGTGCGCAAGGCCCTCTTCTTCCCCCATCCCACCACTCATAGAGCTTAGTATGTACATCACCGACGAGGACTACCGCACCGCTATCACCCTAGAGGAGCAAGCGGTCATTAGTGAGCACACCAATGAATGGCAAGCTGCCGAGCGGGTAGCCATAGAGCTTGCCTCTGGCTACCTACGTGCTCGCTATGATGTAGACAAGACTTTTGCCGCCCAAGGTGAGGAGCGCAATCCCCTACTCGTACAAGTCATCGTGCACATTGCCCTCTATCAGATGCTCCACCGCCTACCCCAACAGATGGGCTACGATAGATACAAGGAGCTCTATGATGAGGCTATGCAGTGGCTCAGTGATGTGCAGCGAGGTGTCAATAATCCCAACCTCCCTGCACCTACCGACCCAAGTAATGGGTCTAAGGGTGGACTAGAGACTATCCGATCGGGGGGCATCAAAAAGAGTACCTATCACTATTAGTTAGTATATCCCATGGCACAACATAACAGTAATGGTAATGACAAGCTCCTGCAACTAGCCAAGAGCATTCAGTCTCGGCGGATCATAGCTGAGATAACTCGTAAGACCGATGCCCTCACCCAAAAGGATATAGCCAGCTGGCGACGAGCTTGGCAGATGGCGATTAATGTCGAGACCCCTCGGCGTGCCTTCCTATACGACCTCTATGCTGACAGCCTCGTCGATGGGCACCTCACCGGGTGTATCGAGCAGCGCAAGAGTAAGACCCTAGGGCGTCCGTTCCGCCTACTTACTCGCAACGGAGAGGAGGACGCTGAGGCTACAGCCCTCTTAGAGCGCGAGTGGTTCTACGACTTTCTAAGCATAGCCCTAGATAGCATCTTCTGGGGTCACTCGCTCATTGAGATGGGCGAAGTGACACGTGACGACAAGGGGCCAAGATTCGATAGCGCAACACTCATTCCGAGAAAGCATGTTGTGCCCGAGTATGGTGTACTGCTGCGTGATCCCTCCGATGACATCCCTCAGGGCATCCCCTATCGCAGTGGAGATTATGCTCGCTGGATCGTCGAGGTGGGTAAGCCCTACGACCTGGGACTCCTCCTCAGGTGTGCACCCTACTACATCAGTAAGAAAAATATGGGTGCGTTCTGGGATACCTTTGGCGAGATCTTTGGCATGCCCATGCGTATTGCCAATACATCGGCCACCAACAAGGCTGATATTGCACGCATTGAGGAGGTGATGGACAACATGGGCGCAGCCTTCTGGGGAGTCTTTCCCGAGGATACTAAGATTAGCTTCCAAGAGAGCTCCCGAGGGGATGCCTACAACGTCTATGACAAGCGACTAGAGCGGTGCGACAAGGAGATCAGCAAGATCCTCCTTTCGCAGACAATGACCATCGACAACGGGTCCTCCCTTTCCCAGAGCGAGGTACACCTAGAGATATTCGACCATATCTGCGCTAGCGACGCTAAGCGTATTGGCTATATCATCAATGACCGCCTACTACCCCTCATGGTCTCCTCCGGCTTTCCCGTTAAGGGGCTAACCTTCGCTTGGGACTACTCAGATGAGATGACCGAGGCTGAGATGCGTGAGCAGGAGCGAGTGATCCTCCAGTACTACGACATCGATCCCGAGTACTTTGTCCGCAAGTATAATGTACCCATCATCGGGAAACGCACGGGTGGACCAGAGCTCGGAGAGCAAGGCTCCTCCAATGATGATAATGCAGAGGAGGGGGGTAAGACACTAGCCAAGGACAGCGATTTTTTCGCCTGAGGGGGCAGGGTGAGGTGGCTGTGCCGTCCCCTCTGTCCCCGACCATACAGCTTGCCAACCGCTACGAGGCATTGCACGAGGAGCTCGGCGAGCTCTATGCCTGCTCCTGCGCCCTCTGCCTCAGCGCAAAGGGGAAGGGCAACGAGGCACGCCCCTACGACGAGGACATCTTTGAGCGTGCAGCTCGCTACATCCATAAGCGTAAGGGCTTCAAGACCTCGATGCTGGGCGATGCACCTATACATGCCGCCATTCAGGAGAGCTACGACATCCTCCGTCCCGCCCTCCAGCACCTAGAGCACCACACCCCGGAGACCGTACGACGAGCCCTAGACAACAATGCCTTTATCTTCTCAGGCTTCCGCACCTACCATAGCCTGAGAGAGCTAGGGCTCTCGATCACCGATCAGGAGGGGCAGATCCGCCCCTACGAGGACTTTAGGGAAGACGTGCTGAAGCTACACAACAAGTATAATGTCAGCTATCTCGAGACCGAGTACGAGCATGCCGTAGGATCATCCCTCATGGCAGATCGGTGGTACGAGCAACAGCAAGGAGGCGATCGATACAACCTGCAGTACCGTACAGCAGGCGATAACCGTGTACGTCCAGACCACGAGGCACTCGAGGGTATCACCCTACCTAAGAGCGATAAGTTCTGGGACGACTATTACCCTCCCAACGGCTGGCGTTGCCGCTGTGATGTCGTAGAGGTCTCCCCATCCGACTACCCCCTCTCCGATAGTGCTGAGGCAAGCCAGCGAGGTAGCGATACGCTCCGCAAGAGCAAACAAGAGGTCTTCCGAGGCAACCCAGGCAAGGACCTGGTCCTATTCCCAGACCGTCACCCCTACTATGGGCGTAAGGGAATTGCCCACTGCTCCACAGCAAAGCATGCAGCAGGTGACGATGAGGGGGATGCCTGTGGTGTCCTCGCTGAAATTGTCAAGGCAAGAGAGGGCAAGCGCAAGATAGAGCTGACCCCAGAGCAACGAGAGCGACGCAAGGAGATACAGCGACTAGCAAAGGAGCGGTTTATGGGTGAAATCGTAGAAAATGGGGTACGTGTAGAGATCACAATGACAGGTATCAAGGAGATACTTAACCAGCCTCACGAGCACTATTTCGCCAAGAATGAACTACTGCTAGACCTACCCAAACTCATCAGAGAGGCTAAGTATATCGGGGCTTATGAAGATGCAGGGAAAAAGGAATGGGTCGTGCAAATACACCTTTTCGAGGTGGAGATAGAAGGCGATAAAAGCTGGCTTATAGCCCTGGAGAATAAGCAGGGGAGAGTCCTACTGCACAGCATATCCGATAGTCCCCAGGTAGCCACAAAAAAGAAGTGATCCCCAGAAATGACCGCACCCGAACTACAGTCGGGGTTAGGGCATCTCTGAGGATCACCTCACCGCAAAGATACAACTTATTTTCAAACCAACGATGCGAACAGGCAAGGAGGTACAGAGGGATATCCTCTCAGATACAAAGGTGAAGCTCTTCGAGGAGTTCCACCGCAACTTTAGCCGCAAGGCTTTCTTCGATAAGCCTTGGAAGCCCCGAAGGATAGAGCGTCGTGGCTCACTCCTACTCGTCTCAGGCAAGCTCCGTAGATCCCTCAAGGCCACAGTGACGCATGATGGGCTACGCATTAGCTCTTCGATGCCCTACGCCTCTGCCCACAATGAGGGGTATGAGGGCAACGTATCTGTGCGAGCTCATACCCGAGGGGCATATAAGGCACGTAGACGAGTCAAGGGGAGGATGAGACAGGTGGACATCCGAGCTCATTCGGTCTCCTCTCACTCCTATAAGATGAGCCTCCCTGAGCGTCGCTTTGTTGGCGATCACCCCGAGGTGCGTCGCATAGTGACCGACATTGTCTCCAGGCACCTAGAGCAGTGGGGGCAAGAGCTTGCAGCCAAGATGCAGCGACATGCACGCAGTACCAACAATAGATAAGAGACAATTATGAGACGTATGCTATATGAGCGCATCTGCGCCAAGCTACAAAAAGATCTCCCTGAGGTCAAGCATTACGACCTGTGGAATGAGAATATGGATAACCTCGATCAGGGGGGCATCTTTGACACCCCTGCCGTATTCCTCGAATTTGACCCAATCAGCTTCACCTCCCAGGCGCGGGGCATACCACGCTGTCCCATCACTCTCACCCTGCATGTGATTACCAGGTATACTCCTCAGCGTCCTACTCGCAGTGGCTATGCCCCCGAGGCTCTACAGCACCTCGAGCTACTTGAGCGCATCGAGATGGCTCTCATTGGACTATCAGGCGAGGGCTTCTCCGCCCTCCAGCTGGTATCAGCGGAGCTAGACCACAATCATACAGCTCTACAAAATCACCTTGAGCGGTTCACTTGCTCCATCTGCTACCCATCAGAAAGTAGTATAAGCACAAGAGGGATGCAGATTAAACCGTAGAGGTAGAAACATCGATTTCCTTATTTTTGCAGTATATAACCCTCTCAATAAGCTGTGTTATGGATAGAGATCAAATTCTTGATAAGGTATACCTCCGCTACCACCTAGAGAATAATGCCCCAGTAGATCTGATGGACTTTACCCAAAGCCTCCAGGCTCTCCAGAGCGAATACACTCGCTTCTCCAAACTGAGAGGAGCTATGGATCCCCGAGCACGCCTGAACATACAAAAGGTAGAGGAAGGTAGCATTGTCTTCGAGCTCATTGAGGCGATGCCGAGTGTCTTGGCTGTTGCTGGAGGAGTAAATACACTGGTGGAGTTTGGTACATACCTTCATCGTATGGTGACGGCTCTTACCACAGGTAGTAGCCTACCCGAGGAAGGAAACAACAAAGAGAGCCTAGATAACACCTCAAAGTTCATACAGCCCTTAGCAAGCAATCCTCAGTCTCAGCTAAGCGTAGACGTCAAAGGAGAGATCCATGGAGATATTGTTTTTAACGACTGTATCTTCAATATTGGATCGAATGAAGGGAATGCTCTACAGAATAGAGCAAATGCGGCTAAAGAGGCTCTCTCGGAAGAGGCCAACCGAACAGAGGAGGTAAGGACACACGTCCTACTTAGAGTCGCTCGTTTAGACAGAGAGCCTGAGAGCAAGCAGGATAGAGGCATCATTGAGGCTTTTGATCCTCGTAATGCAAAGAAGCTACTACTTGATGATGAGGTGAAGTCTTGGTTTATGCAATCCGATGAGAATGTATTCAAGGCACTCTACTATGTAGACGCTACGGCTCTATACCAGGAGGGGCGGATCAAGGCATACCGTATAACTAGGGTATACGAAAGCTTTGTGCCAGAGGACTAGAGGACTTCCTTGATTCAATACGGAGCAAGGGCAGTGAGTGCATTACTCACTGCCCTTGCTGTTGCCCTAGGTGTCCCAAGCATTGCGACCGCTATCCCAAGCGTCAAAGAGCGGGTAGAGCCCGCGCTCCTGTTCCTCCTTTGGAGGGGTCTCACCCTCTCTTATCAGCTTGAGGTAGTAGTGCATCGTCCTGAGGCTTATTGGGTAGATGGGATAGACGTAAGTGCGATAGATCATAGGCAATGAGCGGCGGTGGTTACCACGTTCGTGATAACGAGCTACTATAGCATGCACTCGCGCTGCCTTCTCCATTGTACTATGCCTATACCTTTTAGTCTCCACTGCCCAAACCTAAGAGAGTTTTCTGTACCTTTGTACTGCCACATACAAGGCTCTCGGCTCTCTTAGGGGTCGGGGGCTTTTTCTTTATGCCTCTGTGATCCCTAGAGGTAGATCAATCCACTTACCAGAGCTGCTCTTATATTGAGCACGGATGAAGTCCTTGGTACGCTCGGGTCGGTATGACTCCTTGATGATTGCCACCCCCTCACGGAAGGTGTCACTATCGATGCGTTCGGTGTACTTGTCCAGCTGGAGCACCTTATCGGCCTTGAGATTACCAGCCCTATCCTTGCTCAGGAGGTCCAGGATAATATCCACCAGCTCCCGGGTCTTTTCATCACCTGCTAGGCTGGATATGTACTCCTTGACCTTGGATATACCAGCCTCTACCGTGTCATCCCAGCCATCTCGCTGGTAGTGCCCCACGATGATACGCTTATCACCATCCTTGTTGAGGAAGCTATGGCTGCGCTGTCCTGGAGCAACCAGCCCCACAACCTCCGTCTTGGTGTCAATGACACCTGCAAAAGCATCATAGGTACTGTGCTTGGCCTCGGAAAGTTGGACACTCAGTGCCTGCAGTCGTGGAAATACTTCGTCTACAGTCGAAGCTGCTAGGCTTCGGTAAGCTTCTCTGTCATCCTTGGCTTTGCGCTCCCGCTCTGCCTTCTCTTGTTTCTCCTTGAGGGCTTGCCACTGGGCCAGCTCCTCGGCGGTCATTGCGACCTGTACCTTTTCTTCGTTCATCGGATTACTATTTAATTATCGTTTAACTGCTGCTGGATAACGCTTAGGCAGGAGATGACGGAGATTATAGGCTACCTCCGTATCCACCATGCGCCGATAGCGCATGCAGGTAGATCGATGCCTCTTGGTTGCTATCTGTCCACATGGGCAGAGGAGGCTGTGACGCTCGGCAAGGAGCTCTACAGACTTGTACGCTTCGTGCCACTCTGTAGGATAGTATCGCCTTAGGTAGGCTATCTGCTCTCCGATCAGCATATCACAGACTCCCATTACGCTTGATGCGCTCTGCTCGACGGGCACATAGCTCCCTAGTACTGTCATGTGCAGATGGGTGACTAGCGATAGCCTCTAGGAGCTCTACCTCATCGGTATTCGATATCATTTCCAGTAGATAACAGGGGCTGGATGGGTTACTCGCTAGAGCTATCTTCACGAGTATATTTCCTCGATTGCCTAGGGATAATAGCGCACTTTCGGGAGTCTTCATATTCTCGGCGAGGGCGAGCTGTACATAGGTATCGCTGCTGTTGGCGAGCTCTGCTAGCACTCTAGGGCTGGTGTAGGGGCTACGGGCGAGCTGCTCGAGCTCCGCTCCGCTTACTACTCCTATCTGGTGTAGTCCTGTGATTTTACTTGTGTCCATACTTACGTGTATAGTCTTTGATTTGTTGCTGTAGCTTGTCGTGTTCATCCCTCCAGTACATGGATAGGGAGATTGAGAGCGTCGTAGCCCCCAGGAGGAATAGTAGGCTGTATCCAATACTCCTACAGAGGAGGTCGAGGATGAGCGCAAGTATCCCCATGAGTAGGAGGACGCAGAGCTGTATGTTGGTCATTGCTTTGCCTTGTTTAGGAGGTTAATATCCTTGCGCCTTATTCATGAGGTGGTTGGCGAGCATCACAAGACGTCCTGCACCACCCAGAGCAAGCGCCATCTTGAGACAGCTCTCTATGAGGTCGGCTTGCTTTCCCGAGGTGATGGCGTTCAGTGTGACCTGGTCATCCTCCTCTCCCTCTTCTAGGAGAGGACGAGTGATTAGCAGGAGCATTTGTCCCTGCTGGTAGCTCTCCATGTGCCTGAGCACACGTCCCTTGACATCTGCACCATTGATCGAGGTCTGCTCTTCGATGGTGACTCCTTCGTTGTGGGTCTTCATTGTCTTATAGCTGTTTGTTGTTACTAGTTTGCCAGTTGATGATTACCGGGTGTGAGCTCCATGAGGGCCCTTAGCTCTTCCACTCGTTTTGCATCCTTAGTCTTGTTGTTAAAGAGTCCGATGAGATTGCGGAGACGCTCACGAGGGATGCGGTTAAAGCTCCTATATCCTGTAGCTCGACAGGCGATAGCCTTAATTAGAGCGATGTTGCTCTGCTTGCCCTCATGTGTGAGCCAGCCTCCGATAGCGGCCATCACACGCTTACGCAGCTTGTCAATAGCCACCCCCTCAGTGCGCTTGTCTAGCTCTCTGGAGAGGGCTCCGCACACATCCAGCAGGTCACGCGTCTCCATATCCACCGAGCTCGCACATCCATAGGGAGAGAGCAGAGCAAGCCTATCCTCATCGGTGAGGTTGAGTAGGTTGCAGAGGGTGTGATAGCGGCGTATCACTTGTTGGTGGAGCCTATCCATTTGGTTTGTACCCTTAGCCTTCATTGCTGTCGTCTGTTTGTAGTTGCTTTTGTCTCTTCTTGCGCTGGTCTCGGGTCTCAGGGTCGGTAGTCGCTGTGCCCCAATACCCCTCAGCACCCTTATCCCAGATGATGTAGTCTTGCCCTCCTACCTCAGATGTGGCATATCGGGAGGTCACCATAGCCCTATAGCCCTCTACCCTGATCTTTACGTCTGCATCGTAGCGGATAGCCTGAGCAAGTGCTCCCTTGGGCTCTCCACCCTTTTCGTGGGCGACGATGACAAAGAGCTTCTTTCTGTATCGTTGGCTGAGGAGCTGGTAGTCGCTGAGGCGCAAGCCTCGGAGGTAGTTTATGGAGTCAATGATGACGATCTCGGGACTCTGTCGTTTGGCGAGGCGCTCAAAGAGCTCATCATACCCCTCTCTATCGAGGAGCTTGACACGACGTCCCGCCTCCTCCATACCACTTGCGATCCAGGCAGACTGCATCGTAGGGCTTAGACCTTGCTCTAGGCTGTTATACAGCACACGCCCGTACTGACTGAGGTATTTAGCGAGCTGCAGGCAAAAAGATGTCTTACCAGAGCCACTACCTCCGTAGATGAGCCACGTCCCTCTTAGCACAGGCATACCTATGCTATCCCGCCAAGCCCCACCAAAGTCGGCAACCCGGAAGCGTGCAGAGCGGATATTCGCGTTAGAGTATGCACGTGCCATACTTAGTCCTCCTTAGCTAGCTGGTGCTCACGCCATACGGCTCGGCGCACTCTCCTGAGGTCACACTCTGACTCGTCAGCTATCTTGCGTACCTTGCGCTCTCCTGTGATGCCGTTGGCCACGCAGACTAGAGAGATGTCCTCTGGGCTCAATACCGAGAGCTGGATGCACTGCCGACCTATACGGCTGTAGACTTCTTCGTAGCCCTTGCGGCCAGAGCGCAAGCCTCGAACGAGGCGCTTATCAAGGTACTGCGTAGCGCATAGTACCACCCCGCAATGCCCCTCGAGCTCATTGTATAGCGTCACGAAAAAGTAGAGTACCTGGTCGCTCATCTTATCCGCCTCGTCAAGGATAAGGAGGGGCTTATCTGCCCGCTTGAGCCTACGCACGATCTGCCCGATCTTCTCTGCCACACTCAGACCTCGGGGATCAAGCCCCATAGCCTCCATTACGGCTGATAGCCAGCTCGTGCGGTTTTGGTACTCACTGCACACTATGGCGGTGACCTCATCGTGTGTCGAGGCGTACTGCCTGATCGTGGCACTCTTGCCACACCCAGCACTACCCACGATAGCCATCACCTGACTATCCGTCTGAGCGCACTCGAGGAGCTCCGTGAGCTCATCATACACACTCGTGCCGACTAGGCTCCAGCCCTCGGAGGATGAGCCGATCTGCTTGCTGACATTGTGCCACATGCCTTCGGCGATGGTGTCCCAATCACCGTTAAGGATCTTACTAATGGTAGCAGCGCTGACCCCCTTGAGCGTGTTGGCTGCCTTGTTTTGACCACCCTGAGCGGCGCAGTACTCTCTCAGGCGAGAGGCAATGAGTTCTTTTTCCTTCTGTTCCATTTGTGCTTTAGTTTTCGGATGTTGTGTGATCTGCCCGTCTTACAGACATTAGAGGCATCAGTAGGTGGTACTCTCTTACCTGCTCCCAGTCTCTGACCTCCACTTGCTGCGCTTTAGCTATTACACCATCTAGTGTACGTGCCCGTAGATGTACATACCTGATTTGGCATTTAGGAGGGAGAGCTGGGGTATAGAGGAGGCTCATAAGCTCTACACGAGCCACCTCGTCTGCATCGGCATAGAGGTAGAGTACATCGTCCTCATAGATTATCTCTTCATCACGGGTGATTACTACCATATAGTAGGCATCTCCATCTGACCTACGCTTTCCAGAGTACACTAGGTAGCACATATACCCTCCTATAGGGCCAGCTTCATAGCGATCCTCGGATCGGTTATACCGCCAGATCATCTCGCCTATGACCCTCTTTACGTCTTTCCTTGTCATCTTTATCTCTGTTTAATCAGTGTTTATACTCTCTCTAGGATGCTACGACGTCTCTGGGGCGTCTCTTCGGTGGCACTGGAGAGCCCCTCACGCTCTAGTTTGCGGTCGTAGCGGTGGTCTTTGTAGCGCCCCTTGTTGTCGAGGATCATCACGTCCCTTGTTGGCGTGAAGTTGGCGACCTCCTCGGGTGTCTCCTCGGGGGGGAGAGGCCTAGCTACCTTCTTACCCTTTCCTCCCTTGAAGGGTAGGGTCGTGTGCTGGAGGAGTCTCTGTGCTGTGGGGCTATCCTCTGCCACCTCTAGGGCTACGGGTCTGATGGCTTCGTACCGACGCTGTATCCAGCTCTCCACCTCGCCCTCGAAGTCTCGGACTTTCTTGAGCTCTTGGGCATCTTGTTCCGTCTGATCCTCTAGTGCCATAGGCTGTACATGCTTCTCCGTTAGGAGGTACTTATACTGCCCATCCTCACTGATGGCAAGGACAGAGCTTAGCTCGCTGGGGTCATAGAAGACCTGCCACTTCTGATGTCGTTGCTGTCGCCAGCCAAGATCTAGGCACTCATAGTAGCGTGTCTCACCATAGATGGTAGGTGTAAGTCCATAGATGCTCTGACCGATGAGGCGGTCTTGACGTAGCCCAAAGTTCTCTAGGTAGACCTCTCTCGATAGCTCTATACCCGTAAGGTCACCATCGTACAGCTCTAGGTACTCCGCTTGCTTCTTGGCACGCTCCTCGGCTATCATGAGGTGGATCTGGCTGATCACCTCCTCCTTTGTCGGGGTGCTGTGCTTTAGGGCATTCAGGGCATCGGTGTTGGGATTCTTCCCCTGGGCGGAGACTACCCCATAGCCAGCCCAATTAGGCTGTAGCTTGCAGTATTGGGTATTGAGGTAGCTGAAGTAGGGCTCCACAATCTTTGCTCGGGCATTCTTTGCCTGTGCTGGTGTCACCTTCCCGGCCATGGAGGCATACAGAGGCATGAGCTCTTTGATGTCGTAGTTGTCCATCTGTAGCTGACGGGGGGCAAGTCTCGCCCCAAAGAGATCCTCGGTATGATGTACTGCAGACATCAGAGCCTGTGTGATGAGTGACTTGCTTTCTCGATCTCCTATGGCGTAGCCTATTGGATAACTACAGCTAGCATCCAGTACCACGACCACCACTAGCCGACAATCATATCGGGTACTATTAGCCCCCTTCTTCTCGATAGTCTGCTGGTAGTAGAGCTCTGCCTCCCAGCCGTCCAATACCCAGTAGCTCATCGATCGAGAGGGCTTACTACGGCGGACCGCTACTCGTGCGTTCGCCCTGAACTTCGTGGCTCCCATTCGCCCTGCCTCTAGTAGTAGGTCGTGCTTCTTGGCTATCTTAGCTACGGCCGAGGAGGTGAGGTGCTCCCACCCCCTCTGACTGGCTACCTCATTGTAGAGCTTAGCGACTTGGCGATTGGTGAGCTGGTTCTGATGCGCCAGGAGCATCAGTAGGTATGCCTCCTGCTCACTCTGCTCCAGCTTGCTAGCATTGCGGTTGTTGTAGCCCTTGTGCACGAGGCTCTCCAGCCCCTCTAGCTTGTAGCGAGCATGCTTGCGCTTGCGGTTATCGACACTCTGTGGGAGCTT